ATTTAAGAACTGTGTAAAGGAAATACATCTTTCTCCAAGAGACGCAATTGTGTCTCTAGAATTTAATCCATTTGTTATTAATGATGAAATACAGGATGAGAATCCAGAGAATAGTATTGAAAAATTTAAAGAAAATTATAGTTATCTTCAAGAACTCAAAAAGACAAATAGAACTATTCTTATTGAATGAATTATTTTAGTTGTTCCTTTGCGAATAATATTCCCTTTTTGTAAAATTCTATTACTAAATTGCTTTCTATTTTATCAAGATTTAAATAAATCCCCGGCTTAATTTTATTACTACATTCAATTGTATAAGTAGATTTAGTTTTTTCATAATTTAAAAGATTTTTAAAAATTTTTGAAACGTAGTTATCTTCAACGTGATTTACAATGATACTATATCCACAAATGTATATATCTGATTTTGGAGAACCATAAACATTTTTACAACACCCGTCTATATAGTCTTCGCCTTTTATTTTAACACTTTTAAATATAAAAGGGATACTCATCGATGCTTTTAAAGCATCTTTTAACCTAACGTCCGGATAATCCTTGTTATTAAAATTTATGTATTCTTTTGTGTCTAATTTAGTTGCATGAATATTTATGTTTACTTGCGTTTTAATACTAAATTCTGAAAGGGTTAAATCTAAGTTGTTAAATTCGGTTAAAAACCCTATTAACGTGTCTAAAAAAATGTCTTCTATTATATGATTATCTGAAATATTATAAAAATCATATTTAACAATTTCTTTCAAGTCTATATCCAAAAATTTCAATAGGATTTCTTTCGGAGTAAATCCTGATAAGTAAAGTATACCAATTAGAGCACCAATCGAACACCCATAAAAATTTTTTAAATCTAGAAGATTATTTTCGTGTAAATACTCTAAAGCTCCTATAAACATTATACCCGAATAACCGCCGCCTCCTATAAACAAATCGTTCATATAATAACTGTATCTATATTTATCATTCAGTTATAACCGTATTTTTAATAAGAAGATCTATGTATTGAGTCTTAAAACTTTGTAGATAATTATTTTTAGCAGTCCATTCTTCTTCATGTCCTAGAGATTTACACAGTGAATGTGCAAGTTCGTGTAAAAGAGATGTAATTATAGTATCCGCGTCGAATTTTACATTTCCGTGGTTGTATACTTTAATTCCAATTTCTCTCCCCTTATCATAATTCCATGCTAAAATATCTGGATCTTCGTCTATTAATTCAACAAAACTGGTGTTTTGTAATTTAATAGTCAACTTTTTTGAGTCTTCTTCATTTATTTTATCTTTTATATCGTGAGATACATAAACTAAAACTTCTAATAATTCAGCTACATCTGAATTCCTTGCTCTGTATAATTTTCCAGATTTTGTACTAAACGAGTATCTACAGGGTTTAAATAAATAATACAACAAGAAAAATAAGAGTATAATAATTAAGATAGTCATTTATTACAATCCCTAGATTTAATTAAACTATATAAAATAATAATTTATAAAATACTATAATGGATTGTTTCATACGAAAACAGCATACAAAAATAGAAAAAGAAATATCTTACCAGATTTTATCATGGGAGGCTTTCGACGAAGTCGACGAATCTTCAGAAGATGAATTAAATAAATACAATATTTATACATTTGGGGTTAACACAGACGGAGAGTCTGTTTGTGTAAGATTTGAAGAGTACCAACCTTATTTATTTGCTCTAGTTCCAGAACACTTACAAAAAACGTTTGACGATTACAAAAAGAAAGAATTGGAGAAATATATCAAGAACAAATTGTACAAAAATAGAGATGACTTAGAAATAGTTTCAATAGTTGAACGCAAAAAATATAATGGATTTACTAACGGTAAAAAATATAAGTTTATTAAATTTGTTTGTAAAAACTTGAGTACATTCAATAGAATAAAATACATTCTTAATCCAAAAAATAAAAATCAACTACCTAAAATATTATCTATCGATGTTAATCCTCTAAAATTTGAATTATATGAGTCAAATATTGAACCTTTTTTGAGATTCACACACAAAATGTACATAAAAATGGCTGGATGGGTAAAAGTTAAGAATGCGAGTAGGGATAATAATATCTCAAGATGTCAGCATAGCTACACCGCGAAATACAGTACAGTATCTCCATTAGAATTGCAAGAAGTTAGTAATCTAACACTGGCTTCATGGGATATAGAAGCATTTTCACATTCGACAAGGTATGAAAATATAAACGAATTTCCAAATCCAGAAAACCCAAATGACTTAATTACTCAAATAGGAACAAGTCTTTATAAATTTTCCACCAAGGAAAGTATCAAACACGTTGTTACTATTAAAAGTCCCATCGATAGATGCTGTGATCCAGTAGAAGGTATAATCATTGAAGAGTACGATTCCGAAAAAGATTTAATTATAGGCTGGGTAAGATTTATAATTAAGACAGATCCAGATATTCTAATTCAATATAACGGTTATAACTTCGACTGGAAATATATTTATGAAAGATCTAAAGTTCTAGGTATAGAATATATTCTAGAAAATTTAAGTAGAATTGAAACAAAGCCTGCGCATATTCACGAAGATCAGTTAAATACGTCAGCTTACGGCGACAACACAATGAAATATATAAAAATATATGGAGTAACTCAATTTGATTTGATGTTTGTTATTAAAAAAGAACATAAACTAGAATCTTATAAACTTAATAATGTAGCAGAACATTTTACAGGCGATAAAAAAGACGATTTAAGTCCGGCAGATTTATTTAATTATAACACCTCTACAAAAGATAAAATTGCTTTAGTAGTAAAGTATTGCGCACAGGACACGTGGCTACTGGTTGAACTTACTTTAAAACTAAGAATTATTACAAATATGATAGGAATGTCTAATATTACAATGGTTCCTATACAATATATAGAACTTAGAGGTCAGCAAATAAGAGTTCACACACAAATTGCATATGAAACTAAAAAAGAAGATTTTCTAATTCCGACGATTGATTATAAACCAAGGGATGAAATTGACGACGAAGAAAAATTTACGGGCGCTACAGTTCTAGATGCAGTACCAGGTGCTCATTTTGAACCAATAGCCGGCTTAGATTTTGCGAGTCTATATCCATCAATTATGATCGCACATAATTTTGATTATTCTACTATAGTAGAAGACGAAAAATTCGATAATTTAGAAGACATAACATATGAAACAATTGAATGGGATGAAGGTAAAGTAAAATTTGCTCAAAATCAAAAAGGTATTATGCCTAAAATTTTGGAAAGACTCTGGATCGAACGTAAAACTATTAGAAAACAGATGAAAACTCTTTCATCTGAAGATTCTTTATATGCTGTATTAAATGGTGTTCAACTTGCTATTAAAGTTTCTATGAACAGTATTTATGGATTTACCGGAGCGAAATATGGACGTCTTCCAAACAAATTAATAGCAGCATCGGTAACAGCATGCGGAAGACAGATGATCGCGCATTCAAAAAAATGCGCCGAAGAGTGGTACAATTGTGAAGTTGTTTACGGAGACACCGATTCTATATATGTTAAATTTAAGAGCGATTTCAAGGGCCAAGATCACATGAATTATGTATTCGAAGTAGCACCAAAATGTGCGGAAAGAATTTCAGAAACGTTCAAAAAGCCTATAGAACTTGAATTTGAAAAAGTTATGTATCCGTTTATACTTTATTCTAAAAAGAGATACGCAAGTCTTTTTTGGACGTCTCCGGGGAAATATGATTATATAGACTACAAAGGAATTCAAGTAGTTCGCAGAGACAATTGTTCGTTTGTTAGAGAGAATTCAAAACATATCTTTGAATATATCTTTCTAAACAAAAAAATTTTAGATTATTCCTTTGATAATGTGGAAGAATTAATAGAAACTGCTAAAGAATTTGCACGGGAAAAAATTAAAAAATTAGTAAACGGGGAAGTTCCGATGAAAGAATTGCTTTTGTCTAAAAGTTTGAGAGCCGGATACGCGTTTGATCGTAAAGCAGTTTGTTCAGAATGTTCGAAGATCTATTACGAACTTGATGTATTATCGAAAAAAGAAATGGACATAACAGTGCTTACAAAAAAATCTGTAGACGAATTTATAAAATCTGTACACAAATGTCCAAGTTGTGAAAAAGAAACATTGTTTGAAAAATGTCCAGCAAATATTCCGCACGTAGCACTTGCTAGAAAAAGAGAACTTCGAGACAAAATGGATAAAGTTTCTTCGGGTGATAGAGTATCGTATGTATTTGCTACATACGAAAGTACCAAACAGTTTGAAAAAGTAGAAGATCCTAATTATGTAATTAAAAATAGAGTGCCTATAGATTATATATATTACTTTGAACATCAATTTAAAACGGTTTTAGAAACTATCTTTTCTCCAATGTTAAATGATGTTTCAGAACTATGGAAAGATCTGATACCTGCTAAGCAAAAAAAAATAAGAAAAAGCAAAGCTACGACAGGTAATGTAATGTAATTGAATGTAATTTAATGTAATGTAATTTAAAATATTTCAATAATGTTAAAATGAACGATTTAGTTTATCCACTTGTTATACCAGCAATAATTATTATAATTTACTATTACGCTCTTTTTTCCACAGAAAAAATTAAAAAATATAGTAATATAGGTCTTTCATTTTTTATCTTTCATTTAATTATACTATATATGTGGCTTTTTATAGAAGTAATCGAAATTTTAATTTAATTTAATTTAATGTAATGTATTATAAAATTGCTAATTAATAATTTACTTAAAAAAAAGTATGTGATTAATTAGTGATAAACATGTCTATCGAAGCTAAATTCTCCGACTTCAAGATTAAGTATTCTCTCTCAGATGAAGCTATTAACGAACTAAAGACACTTTTTGATACGTTAATCGTCGAAGTAGCTCATAAAATTATTAAAAACGAAGAACCTAAAAAAACTATTCAAAAACTTGATACTTCTATTACACTTTACACCCAAAAAAAATTCGCTACAAAAATCGCAGAAGAATACGCTGCCGAATGTGGTATTACTTTGGAAGAAATTCCATGTGATACTGGAAAAGTAACCAAAAAAGAAATTGAAAAATACGTTAAGAATAAACCGGGTACTAAATCCGAAAAAGTCTCTAAGAAAAAAGAATCAGGGGGCGACGGAGATGAAGAAAGTATCAAACCAAAAAATAAATCTACTAAAGAAACGAATTCCATGAAGGAAAAATGTGGAGGAATTACAAAAGACGGCAATCCATGTAACTCTGCTGCGACTAAAACTCCCGATGGATCTAAAAAGTGTTATTGTTTTAGACATGC